TAGAAGCAACCCCAATTCGTGATAGTGTCTCACGAACTTTTAAGAAGTCATCTGGTTCTTTCAGACTGACTTCTAGCATCTGCTCCTGTGTCCAATTAACTTCTTCCATTTCTTCCACCCTTATATAATTTATTTTTTATAGCGGAAATCTGTTTATCATCTAGTAGTTCAAGAGCATCTTTTGCCTTCTCATTTGAATATCCATAGTACTCTTTAACATATTCTAGATTCTCTAATTTCTTCGCCTTCATCCAAGGACTAAACCTTTTCCTTGGTCTTAAACTATTTAGGTAAAAGTCAAATTGTAGTTTCTTATCTAGGTGGTGTAAACGGTTCATTTCGTTCACAAGTAGAATTGTATCAGTAAATGGTGCAAGGCATTTATTAACGATATATGGAGGATATTTCTTCTCCCAATCTTCATCACCAGAACTCATTAAAGGTTCTTTGGTGGTGTTTATCGCATTTAGGTAGTCTTTTAGTTCATAGGTCATAAGCTTCTTCCCAAGTCATCATAATATCAGTAGTTTGATCTTCAATATTTGCACTGTTTAATAATACCAGATCGTTACGTAATTGTAAAGGTTCTATTTTAAAAATGTTTTGTATTCTTGGGTGATCTAACATACAAAAATAGTAAGCAATCTCTTCAGCTTCTTCTCCAATTAAATCTTTAACAGTCTGTCTGTCATTTACTAGACCACCTTCTGGCATGAAGTATGCAGTACCATAGACAGAATGGAACAGACCGGCATCTTGTAGATATTCTGGAGTTCCTAACTTCTTTAATATCTCACTAGTACCTATAAGGTGTTCTAATAAAGTTCTACCAGAATGTTTAACCTTATCTGATCCTATAGATTTAAGAAAATCAATCTTTATAGTAGTCAAGACGTTCACGACTCCCACCAGAAACATTGGCCTTTATCACAATCACAGATCTAAGTTCATAACACTGTCTAGAAACAGGCAATGCCTTGTGATTTAAGAATGCATCAAACACTACTAATCTATTCCCTACGTATGGTACGAGTTGGCCGTCAATTAAAGTACCACCACCCCACTCATCTTTCCAATCCAAACGAGGATAGTAGATCATAGTAAAATCTCCATCATCAACATGCATATGTGGTTCTAATCCATGAGTGTGAGCATTGCAATAGATTCTCACATAATCGTCTACATGATACTTTGTCTTAAAATCTAATTTGAATTTTGCAGTCTCCCAAATAGGTTGCACCCACTCAAAACCATTCTCAATAATTTCTTCGGAGTTGTGTCCACAAAATCTATGCCAATGCTTACCTGGCGCATTTTTATTAGATTTGTAATCATATTTCCAAACTAACTCCCTCAGCTGCATATTAATTAGTTCTGTAATATGGTCTTCTAGTACATTATCGTAAACATCAACTACTGACACAGATATTCATCCTTTTATTAAATTCTTCACTATATTGTTTTTTAGAGAGTAAGACCTTTCTATAATTCTTTCTGTATTCTTTAAGTTTACTTTTAAAGAATGCATCATCCCTTAGCCAATCTATTTTCCATAGTAACTCATCTACACTACCTACTCTCTGCCAAGAGTCTATATTATATGTATTATTCTTATCATATGTAAAATCCTTGGTGCTCCACACAAATGGAATAATTCCAGCTGCAAGTGATTCTATATACCTAGAAGTCGTAGCATTTTCATCTTTCCAATTAAAACAAACAGTACATCTTGCACTCGTTAGTATTGGTAATAAGTCTCTCCAATCCCTAGCCCAAGAGAATATTTTGTTCTCTTGGGTTTCGGGTAAATGAAGAAAACCACCAACTAACGTAGTGGTGGTTCCCTCCTTATCATATAAATCGTAAATAATTTCATCTCTATCATCCTTCCAAGATGCACCCCAATATGCGAAGTCCACTTTTTTAGTCCGATCTAGATTCAAGTCTTTAGTCAATGTTGGTATGTTGTGATATTTCATACCATTCATATTCCCAGAGAAATCTATTTCATCAATTGTATGGAAGTCTTTAATGGTCACCCCCTTCAGAGTTTTTGTCCTATACAATTCTTCATCGTCTGCTCGTTCATTTCTCCAGAGAATTACTGTCTTATTTTCAAAATAAGATTTAATTTCGTTTATCGCCGTATTTGTCTTTTCTAGATATTCCTTATATGGTAATTTTGCAGGCCATTTATATCTATAGTTATCCTTTACCTTTGCATGAGATTCGTATTGGTCTTGCCACAATTCTGGACAATGAAATCTCCATTCAGATTCACTTGGGATAATTATATAATCTGCAAACTTAATAGCTTCTTTTTTACGAATAGGTTTAGAACCATCAAAAGTAAAATTGTATGTATCAAAGGTTAGGTCTGGTCTAGACTCCATCCATTGTTCATACAATTCGTAAAAACTATCCATAGGTTGGGAACAAGTTTGTTCGTACTTGATACCCATTCTCAATTTTGCAATAGTGACTAGGGTCACTTAAAATTAACCTGAGCCATTACTTCCGTAAGAAATGCAAACATATTGATTTCTTGATCTGCAACGAGCTGTCTTTTATAAGTGTACTCACCCAATAACACAACGAGGTTAGGTATAGTATTAAGTTCACAAGAATCAAACATAATGTCGTAAATGTTACGAAACAAACGGTCAGGATCGTTATCCAAATTATCAACAACCCATCTACGAACATTAGCTAGCTCCCTATTCTTCAATAAAGGAATCAGTTCCTTTATGTTCTTTCGTTCCAAGTCTACTAGGATACCGGCATCTATAGAACCAGAATGAGAGTAAGCTTGAACCTCTTGAATTACCCTTCTCCAATCGGGGAAGTATTTACTTATAACTCCTGCAACAGCCTTCTCATTAAAGGTTACATTCTCTTTTTCTAGAATACTTATAAGTCTTGTATAAAATTCCTTTGCAATTTGAGGTTTCTGTTTTTTAGGAATCATAAACTCAATCGGTTTACAACGAGAATGAAGTGCTGGTATAATCTTATTCTTGTAATTACAAGTTAGAATAAATCCACAGTTATTGTGAAACTCTTCAATCACACCACGCAATGCTGGTTGTGTGGATTGAGGATTAAGATAATCTGCTTCATCTATAATAAGAAATTTGCGGCCACCTGTTAAGGAAACAGTAGATGCAAAGTTTTTTATCTTTGTACGTAGAACATCAATACCAGATTCATCAGAACCGTTTATCATCATATAGGTGGCACCCATCTCTTCTAACATTGCCTTTGCAATGGTAGTTTTACCTACGCCTGGGCCACCAGATAATATCAGATTCGGGATGTCATTTTTAGAAACAAAACCTGTAAACATAGATTTTAAATCTGTAGGAAGGATACAACTAATTACATCCTTGGGGCGATATTTCTCAACCCATAAACCTTCTTCCATAATATATATCCTCTATGAATTATTATATGTTGTTTCTGATTCTAAAGCAATCCAATATTCAATAGGGACATTATTGTTAGAAAAATGACTAATTCTTTTAGATGACATTTTGATAGAATAATCACCACCTAAAAGTTTTAGATTTTCAACCCTAAACCAATATTTATATGGATTATTATTACCATGAGTATCTACATCAATCTTAACTGCATAGGTATTATTTTCTAGATTTTTCTTATCTGTAACCTTTATCAAACCCCAGTTTACATCACCAGCTTCTAGACACATATCTGGCGCACTGAGAATAGCAGCACCCTTTTTAATCTCTTCATATTGAGTACTAGATAGATTAAAAGATACTTCTGGGTCTGGCATTGTTACGTTTTTCTGGGGAGTTGTAACAACAGAAGGATCTGAATACCAATAATTTAAGAACTCGTTTTTACCCTTACCTTGAATTACAACAAATCTTTCTTTGAAGTCCAACACTGGTCCCTCAAAAAGTGACAGTGCAGATAAGAACTCATTCAAATCATAAATTGCTACTTCCTGTGGAAAGATATCCTTTACTGTTGCACTAGCAACAATATTCTTGAGGGCCGACATTGTAGATAATTCTGACCCTGCTTTAATTACCAAATTTTGATTTATGGTTGAGAAATTCTTCAACACCGAAATCGTTTCATTACTTAATTTCATTTTTTCGCCTTTTCACTTTCGTTAACATGTAGTGCTATAATACCATAATGTAACACTTTTAACAAGTCACTTCTGTCCTTGCCATTCTTTTTTCCGTATCGTTGTGCATATTTCATAATGTTGCCGATACAAAAACCTTCACCATGACCACCATCTATAATAAATTCTGTGGCTTGGTATTTGTTCCTACTATAATGTTCATCATAAGTAGAATTAATATATTCTTCTAGTTCCATGAGGGCTGCTCCCTCACCATATTTGTAATCAATGTCCAACTTTTGATTCTTCTTTTTTCTTGGCAACAGCGGCATCATATTTTTCCTTTTCATTATCACTCATATATTTCTTCTTCTCCCTATCGGAATCAATAACATTCCAATTAAACGCAAGGGAGCGTCTTTCTCCTTCACCAAAGAAAGGTAGCACCTGATGTTTCAACCAATTAGGAAATATTAACATAACACCCTCTTCTGGTTTCACATAATCTTCAGTCTGTGGTCTCAATTGATATATGTCTTTTCTAGTATTAACACCCCAAACTAAGTGTGTCCATCCATCAACAGCACCATTCGCATTATTAATTCCTTGAGTTAAATCACCGTCAGATTTTTTAATACACTCTGGAACCTTTAACCATAAGAATCCAGATAGCCCAGCTGCTGTTGCAACACCGTGGTCATGAAAAGGATTATAGTCTCCGGCGTATGCGTGATTAGTCCATATGTTATGGAGTTCTGCATGGGAATCTCTCTGATACCCACCCTTTAGAAATGATGTTCCTGCTTGATTGAGGATAGTTTTTACTGAAGTTCCCACTTCATCATCCATAGGAAATTCCAGTTGAGCAGACTTCTCATTCTGGTTCAACTGTCCTACTAATCCTGCGGCGTAACTCTTTTTTGCTGGTATGATTACATCGTCAATATGTGTATTGATTTCTGCAATAACATCTTCGGGAACTTCAACCCTCATAATATTTAATGCTTTAATAGGTCTTAAAGCAACCCTCATACCATGATTCTGTTTTAGATGTTTTTCTTCTTCTCTTTTAAGATGCACGGCATCTTCTAAAGCTTGTTCTTGGTCTTCATTTCGTTGCAAGGTTCCACCGCCAAGGTCATCGGTTCCACCATCAAATATCTTAACACCCATAATCACTCCTTAATTTATACTAATAATAAAGGAAAAGGGAGTAAAAGTCAACCCCCTTTTCCTTATTTTAATTAATTCACTTCAATTAATCTTGGCTTCTTTTCCTCTGGAACAATTTGTTCCAGATCTACAATCAATAAACCATTCTCAAGTTTTGCATCGTTGACTACAATATCGTCTGCGAGTGTAAACTTGCGGTCAAATTTACGATAAGAAATACCACGATGAACTGTGTGTTCATCATCAGGCTCTTCCTTTTTATCTGACCGAATAGAAAGAATATTCTCTTTCAGTTCCACCGAAATGTCTTCCTTACTGAAACCAGCAAGAGCCATTTCTATCGTATAAGTGAAATCACCCACTTTTTGAATATTATAAGGTGGAAACCCTGTAGATACCGTAGTTTCATTAATCATGTTCAGATGATTAATCATACGATCAAAACCTACTGTATAGGGTGTTAGTTGATTGAAATTGTCCCACAAGGACAAAGATTTAGTTGTAACCATTTTATTATCTCCTTTATAAGCAAGATTGCTTTTGCACCCCCGTAGGCGGTGCGGTTAAATGGCAGTTTTTTTGGTCTGTCTCTAAGAGTCCTGACCAACGGTAAAAACCACCGAAAACTCCGTCAATATACAAGGGATTACGAATAACCTTGTCTATTATATATACAATATAACACTATTCATAAAGGAAATCAAGTCCCTTTTATGATTTTTTTACAATCTTCTACACTCATTTTGGGTAAGTCAATTTCGCCCTGGGCAACTACCCCCTGCCAACACTGACCCTCATAGAAAACACCATCTTTTCCAGTGCAAGTATAATACATGTCTGGTAGCAGTTTATATCCACATTCTTTAGGTATATGGTTGTCTACTATCATTTTTAGGCCTGCTCTTCTTCTCACCCCCTCAACCGTAAAGAATGGAGTCCATTGTCTAATCTTACAAAACTCTGTTTGGAAAGGTATTAGTAGCTCAGAACTAAGTCCTATTTGTTTTGACCCTTGGCCTAGCCCCCTATCTCTGTATGATGGGTGATGCCACATTCTATCAACAATGCGAACTAAATTCTTAGGCCATTCTGGATTAGTGAATATACCACCGAATCCAATCACATCATCTCCATCATATATTACATGAAATGCAATATAGAATTCTATTCTTCTATGAAAGTTTTCATAGTTCTTTGCATTTCTATGTGTATCTTGAGATGCTATTTTTGCAAGTTGTTTAATATAATCAGGATCTCTAACTACATTTTCTATCCTATAAGAATGAGATATCATCTTGTCCATTCACAGATAAAATAAAGTGGTCTCTGTCGGTGTCTCCTTCATTAAATGCACTATGATAGGCACCTTGATTAAAGAAATAACACCTTCCATCTGCTGGTAGATGGAATTTTTCCTCTTCACTGCCCTGAGTTCTTTTAAATTTAAAATAACAATCTGGGTTTGTAGTTAGGGGTATATGAAATCGTATGGAATATTTTGTATCATAATCCATATGATAATTTAAATATCCCTCTGGTGACATCCTTCTCATATGCACTCTAGTAACTTGATTTTTGAAAGTATTTAAAACTTCCTCAATATATGTTCCCTTAGCCCAACTTAGAAGTTTTGTATATCTTCGTTCATCAAATTTTGGATCTTTCTCCAAAGACTTAAATGTATCAAACTTTGTTTTATTTTTTGAGTCATATACACTAATAGGAAACCAATTGTAAGTACCATCATCAAATGAACTGTAGTTTTCTTGATGTTCACCTAGTTCACCAGCCAACACACGGTTCTGAGTTCCAGATAGAGAATGTTCTGTATCTGCCGTGACATCACATTTGTGTGAAATATAATCCTTTATACCTTCTATTACCTTAGAGTTCTTTGTTAGTTCTTCATTGATAAGTTTAATATCAAAAACGTAAGGCTGTGGCATCTCTACGATATATGGTAAAATTTTTCTACCTTTTCTCATTTATCCAACCCTCCATCAGTCCTGCTATATATTTATGTCCATTTGCGTTTGGGTGGTAATCCATCTTAGATATGATATGTTCATCCTTAAAGAAAGTAGAAAGATCATATCCACCCAGAGATTCTATAATGGGATATCCAATAAAATTCTTTAGTTTATTATAATAGGGAGATTCTAAAATCCATTCTGGTTTTGCAACTGGAGGTAATGCTTGCATCTGTAGATAGGGAACATCAAGACTCTCACATACACTTTGATAACAAAACATCATTCTCATAGATTTCTGGAACGAAGCATCCTTCATTCCAATACCCATTTTTCGCATAAGAGTAGATAATTGATCGTAAGGTAAGTCCTTCATGGCCTGAATGGCCCTATCGTGCCATTTTGAAACAGGCTTATTGTTTCTAAACTGCCTGCGAGGTCTTACCCGAATCCATCCAGAAGTTGATTCTATGTCTATTCTTACATATTCACTCCACATTGCTAGAACCAACCCAACCTCTCCTGGCTCAGTCTCCATAAGAGAGTCCATTATAGAACTAAGTATATACTCATTTCCAGAGGCGGGAACTGAAAGATTTATAAGCTCCATACCAAGTTTGTCTGCCAACAGTTCTGGCCATATAGGAAATGGTTCAATGTCTATGTCTGGGTCATAACATACATTTGCAGGATTCTTTAGTTGCATCCTAACGTAGTCACTAGAAAAACTGTCACCCGAAATTATTAGTTTCTTCATAATTAAACTGTATCCTCCATAAAATTCTTTCTCCCTCAAATGCATCTCTTCTGTGCATCATTCTTAAATTATCATATAAGAATATACCATTCTCCTCCCAATACATAGGGAATGCAAACTGTTCACAGTGTTCTATAAGTTCCTGTATATCTACATATTTGTTTGTTTCAACAAGAGAACCTGGCGAGAAGTACAACATTTTATCTTTTGTAATAGGATGTTCTATAATAAAGGGCCTCTGTGTTTTATTCTTTCTAAGATAACGCAATTGCATTTCAGTGAAACACTTGTTCTGTAAATGGTATGGTGGAAAATATGTCCCTACGATATCTTCATATTTTTCCTTATCTGGTAGATTATCATATGCAACCTTCATATCAACAAACCATGTTGGGGCTAAATGTCCACCAAAAAAATTATACAATGCAGTTCCATGAAATGCACCAACACCATAACTCCAATCGTTATGCCAAGGAACACTAGCTCTTTCAAACAAACCATCAGAACTTACTAACTGAACAAACCCTTCATCATCAAGAACATGTTTTTCGGTACTGAAGAATGTCCCATAATCCATAACAATATCCTTAAAACTATCTGCGGTCAAATCAGCTGAGTTCAACTTCTCAATACCATCATTAATTAACACAATAAAATCTCTCCTTATATGCTTTTACTGAAAGAGATGGTGTTTGTAGTTTACCATCCTTTTTAAATTTATAATACAAAATGGATTGCCAGTTCTGTTTAAATCTCTTAGGCATAGCAACTAAATGCATTTTAGGACTAAAAATCCATCCCTTCCTATCAGGAAAGTAGTTTTTAAATCTGTTTAGTGCAGTAGAATTAAGATTAACTAAATTGTTGTCTTTCAATTCTCTGCTTATAAACGCAACATCAAAACCCCCTTCTTTGGCATAGAGCATTTGCTGTTGTATCATCTCATAAGTATACTCTCGTATTCTTCTTTGATGTCCCCAGTTCATTCTTCTGTATTTTGGATTTTTAAAATGTCTATTTAATATACGAACAGAATTTCCGAATATTTCACGATGTAAAATAGTACTAAAAGCAACTAGAGTTTCATCTTCCTTAACTACTGTTACAGCCAATGAATCTACAAAGTCCAAATTGTCACCATAATTTTGTGATAATCTGTCATCTATATTTGTAGTTAAATCTACTATTTCCTCTAAGATTAGTGGATATGATTTTACGGGATATGTATCAATAACCAAATTCATTTTGTTTTAAGTGTTCAAAGAACGGGGCGACTTTCCAATTCTGTGTAACTCTTCCTCTATATTCATTATCAGAATCGGGGATGCCATCGTCATCTATTTCCCAATCTATCAATCTCACAAACATATCATCCAACTCATAGAAGTTAGCTAAAACAGCATGATTGGGGGATACGATATCATCTACCTTGGTTGCATCATGTACATAATACTTAAATGCTTCTTCTAGTTCTGGAAGGGTGTATGTGGCATCTTTCATATATCTACCTATATGACCAACACTCTTAAACCTTAGAATAGGTTTAATTCTTACTCTGTAGTTAGTTTCTTTCATAGTCTTACGTACTAAGTCTACTTGATCTCTTAGAGTGAACTCATTACTACCCTTTGCTATAATGGTTCCTGTATTGATAATCATTCTAGATTTCATAGAATTTACCAACGCCTTATGTTTCATATCGGCATATTCTCTACCGTTATCCAGAATTTCATATACTTCTGGATCAGCTGCCCCGTTCATAGAAATAAGAACCATCCGTAAACCAGACTTTTTAAGTTCCTGTACATACTTCTTAGAAGATAGTTTAAGACCATTTGTAGTTAAACTGACTTGATGGCCGCACTTCTTCACATTCCGAATGATGTCAGGTAAATCTTTTCGGATTGTGGGTTCTGCACCAATCAATCTAACAATGATTCTATGGGGTAATTTTCGTAGGAATTCGTACAGTTTTGTTACATCCATATCTGGGATATCCCGATTAGGTAAGTAACAATTTGCACATTCCATATTACATCTATGGGTCAAGTCAACCATAAGAAGATTAAAGGAGTTCTCCTCTGGGTTTAATTCTTTCATACTATTACTTATGCTCTTTCTATTTCCTGTGTTACAGACCAACCTTTATTTGTATAATAGGATGCGGTATTGTCATCATATTTTGTTGCTCTCTTATTTAGATACTCTTCACAATCATACCAATCAGGCCATGTCCTAACAGTTTTAAAAGTTTCTGCATCAACAAGGGTTTTTGTTTCACTATATAAATCTTTATTGAGGGGAAGGGTGGCACTAGGCTTTGAAAATGAGCTCCGTTTGGCAAAATCGGCAATTGCTGCATCAACCGAAGTAAAATTAGCACCAGACTTTCTCATTATTAGTGTTTGTATTACTGCTATACCATCACTGCCTTCAAATGTTATGGCCATTAGAGATTCTCCTTTAAACTATTTATACGATAATTAGAGAGAGCTTTCTTATAAGGGACATCAAATATACTAAATTTTAATAAAACTCTTTCCTCTGGAAAAGCTGGTACTGCATGTCTTTTTTCTAAATTCAATAGAGCACAATTATAACTAACTGGGCCCAATTCTCCAAAGATCAAAGGGCCATAGTTATCACTCAATATTATATTGATAGCACACAAAGTACCTCTATCTGGGTGCATAGGCACTTCTGTATCTTTTTCTTGTTTATAATATCTAGGACGAATATCCTTACACTCTAATAACTCACAAATTTGAGATTGTACTTTACTAACTTCTGGACACTCATTTATAACGTGGCCCTGTAACCATGTAGAGGGATTATAAAACCAACTTTTGCGATGAATTTTACTTTGGCGATCTACACCATGTATGGGCAGGCCCGTATCATTAAAGGGCGCAAAATCTACATTGTTCATTTCATCTAACAGTTTTGTCTTATCGTAAGACAAGTCTATATCATAAAGAAAATCAGCCGGGGCTTTAATAGTAGTCATACCACCTTACACCTAAATGCAATTTTCTGAGACATTTCTGGCGCATCAGTTTTAGGAGATAATGTCATATGAGTTTTATCATGTGGAAAAACAATAACACGATTTGGTCTATTTCCTACAATATCACTGGG